GCAGTCTATGACTTGGGGCTGGGTTGAGGGCGCTTATGCCAGGTGCCCGACGACGTCGAGATGCTCGTCACCGCGTTGAAACGCGCCGAACCAACCGTTTGGTGAGTCGGTGCGTGTGCGACTCACCAGCAGCGTGAAACCTTCGCAGCCGTGCTGCTTGGCATTGGCGAAGTCTGAGGTGTCGAACTTGGCTTCGCGTACCATGGTCGTGGCCACTGACCTCATGGCAGATTCGAACATGTCGAGTAGATGCGCTTGCCGGTTGGCGTCGATGTTGCATGAAGTCACGTCGTCGATGGCGGCGTGTTTGAAACGGTTACTCATGATTGCTGCACTGTGGTGGGTATGGAGGACATGAACGCGCTGTTCAGCGATAAAGCCAAGCGTGTTCGACTTACTGGCTTGCCGTGCCCATTTCTCTGACCCACGTCTGCAATGCTTTCAGTTGCTCGGCATTCTCGTGGCAGGCTTGGTAGTTGGCGGTGACAGTTCCGGCGACGGCAGAGAGCGCAATTTCTGCGGCGGCCTCATCAGCATCTCGGGCGGGCTCGGGTAGTTCGCCTGCGGCGGCAGCGTCGTGCAGGCGCACAAAGCCACGGTTGATAGTGCAAGCAGCATCGGCTTGTACGGGCACATAGACGGGAACCTCCTTGATAATGGTTTCACCCTTCTGCTGTATGACGCGAACGCGGTCGACGTACTGTGTAACGACCTTGGCGGACGCTTGTGCCTGCTGCTCACGCACGACAGCGGCTTGCAGGATCTGTTGCTGGGCGGCGGCATCCCACTGCGCTTGAACGTGGCCCGCACCCTTTATCCAGCCGAAGCCGACCAAGGCAACGGCCAGTGCGGGCAAGCCCAGCAGGCGATACAACCAAGGGATCAACGTCATGGGGTCGCCTCTCCGAGGCACCGCCGGTACTCGGCTTTCCGCCGTGTGGCCAGCCCGCCGCACAGCCGAGCGTTTGCAGGCAATGCGCAGTCCTTACCCTGGAAGAAGCGCCATCGCAGCAGCTCGGCGCAGGCTCCCGCGTAGTCCTCGGCGTTGAGTTTTCTGACCAGCGTGGACTGGCAGAACGCGCGGCTGCCGACGTTGTAAGAAAAGCTCACCAACGCGTCGTACTCGTGCTGGGCCAGGGGCACGGTCACGCATTGTTTGAGCGCACCCTCAAACTGCTGCACATCGGTGAGCGCCCGAGCCAGCGCCTTCGGCGGCGTCGTGGTGTCGCCCAGCTTCACTCCGGTGGTGGTGCCAAAACCAATGGTCGGCACATCGCCCTTGACCGGGATGACCGCGCGGTCGGTGTAGCCCTCGTGCAGCACGATGCCGACCAGAGCTGCGGCAGACAAAGTCAGGGCGGCCACCGTCCGTCGTTGTGGTCGTAGGATCATCGGTGCATCTCCGGCTGCGCTACCAAGCGGGCGATAGCCGCACCGATGCTGGCACCAAAGGCTAGCAAAACAAACACCCCACGCGGCAGCAGATCACCGAGTAATGGAACTACTACTTCTGCCGCTGTGAAGAGGGTTGCGATGAGAGAGAAACGAATGCTCCAGGCAAAACGGGCGACTCTTTGCCAGTCATCGAGCAGGCAGATTTTCGGTTTGGCGTTCATTGCGTGCTTCCCATCAGTTTTAGCTTGATGGCAGCTCCAATCAGTAGCGCGACCAGAACTCCGGTGGTGAGTACTCTGACGGCGGTGCGCCATGCCGTGCGCCGGGCGTCACGCCACGCGTCCAACAGGTCGCGTAGCTCACGGATGTCGCGTGCGGCGTGGCCATTTTCCAGCCCAAGATTTGACAGGGCGTGTCGGGCACCGCGTTCGGCAGCTTGCTGGAGGAGCCTTTCCAGCTCCTCGGTGGATAGAGGGGTTGTGTTTTTCATGCGTGTTGGCCCTCATGTCATTACCCATCATCGACCCCCGATTGGCACATGAGCTGCAGCTCGCGGCGGCGCTTTTGGGGCTCGATGATGGATGTGATGTTGTAAATTGAACCATCGAATGCAATGCGCATTGCGGTATCGATTCCTGGTCGATACCGCATGCGAATGCGGGTGGTGGTTTCTGATTGGATGGACGCGGCGGCGAAGAACTCACGACCCTGCAAAGGCTCGACGGCTGCCCATACGATGGCCTCCGTCTCCCAGCTATAGGTCATCTCTCCGGTAACGGGGTCTTGTGACCATGTCGATCGTTGGATCTCAATGCGATGCCGGTAACGGCCAATGGCTGTGCTCATAAGCGAGGGACTCGCCACGGATCGAGCAGACCATCGGCAACGCTGTGAGGTAATGCGGTGATACCGGTCGCGATGCTCAGCGATTCCCGGTGCTCGTACAGAGTGCCAATACGTAGCAGCATCCATTGTCGGATGGACTTGGGAACAGTCTCGATATCACCAAATCCGCACACCAGTGTGATCGTAGCGGCCTCGATAGAGATCAGCGTGGGCGGCCAATGCCCGTCCAGAGTGTAGGGCGAGGTGCTGGTTATGCTCTGGATCGGCAACAAGCCTTCGAGCCCCATACGCTCTCCGGCGACCAGCTCTATCTCCCAGGTCTGGGTGATCAGGCGTTGTCCGGTGAGAAACTCGGCCTGTTCGCGGGCGGCGACGATGAGCGCCTCAATCAATGCATTGTCATCATCGAGATCGACCCGCAGATGCAGTCTGGCCTCGGACAGCGTCAGTGGCTCGTTTGCCGGTGGCACGGTCAGCGAGGCTTTCATTACTCTGCCTGCTGCAAGGCTTTGACGGCTCCGCCGACGTCAATCAGGTTGCCGTCGTGGCGTGAGAACGCCAGAAACCCGACTTGCCCCTTTTCCGTGTACTTGGAGTCGGTGAGCCGGAACAGCGACACCGCCAACACATCGCGGATCAGGTACTTGGAGAAGTCTCCAAACAACACCGCTTTGGCTTCGGCTGCCAGTACCGGCATCTGCTGGTTGATGGAGTAGGCGTAGCCCAGCACCGTGTCCGGCTCGCGCACCGCCACGCCCGGTAGCCACAGTGGCCGGTTCTGGTCGTCCTTGAGCTTCTTGATGGCTTTGAGCGTGCTGTCGTGGAACATGAAACGGCACCGCCCTGCTTGTCGGTAGGCCGGATCGACACTGTGCTCAAGATCGATCAGCTCATCGAAGGTGATGGCTGCTGCAGCGTCCGCGTTCGCCCCTACAGTGGCCGCTGTCACGATGCCGGTGGGCTGGCCGACGCCGGTGCCCACTGTGAAGTGTTTGTTGGTGATTCGCGCAATGCGCTGCGCCAGTCGCTGGTTGATGTGCGCCTCAAGGTCGATAACTGCGTCCTGTAGCAACTCGAAGGGCACCGCCACCGACTTTGAACTGTATTTGTAGGCACCCAGCGATTTCACGCCGAAGGTGAAGTCCTGCGCCGATACCGACTGATTTTCCCCGACGATCTCGCCTTCCTCGGATGTGGCGTTGGTGGTGGGGTAGTTGATCGGGTTGCCGCTGGCGGTGGGCAGAATGGTGGCCACCTCGCGCATACCGCCAAAGGCGGACATGGCTTCGATCAACTGACGGGCGACGTCGGTGGGTACCAAATAGCCGCCCTCGGCGGGCACGGTAGTGCCCATGCTCGCTTGAATACTGGCGGCCTTGCGGGCCACGGCTTGCTGCTGTTCGTAGCTCAACGCGTTGATGCCACCGCGTAGCCAGGCCACGAAGATGCTTTTTTCCTGCTGCAATTGATGTTCGGCCTCATCGGTGGAGAGGCCCAGCTCATTGCTGCGCTGGTTGATTGACGCACGGTTCTGCGCTTCGAGGTCGTAGGCCTTTTGTTGGCGCTCGATCTGGGCATCCAGCCGGTCGATATCCGCGACCAGCGTGTCGTACTGCTGCTGTTGGGTGTCCTGCCATTGGTCACCGGTGTGCTGGTCGACCAGGTTGCGCAGGGTTTTGGCGAAGGTGGCACGCTGTTCGCGCAGGGCTTGGATATTCATGGGGCGATCTCCAGATACAAAAAAGCCGCCGGAGAAACTCGGGCGGCAAGGGTGGTGAGGGTTAAACGTGGGTGCGATAACAGGGGCAGCGTAATCTCAGGCAGTGCGCTCAATAACGGTCACGCGTCGCCATCGCTCGTGCTCATCTACTATCGGTGATGCGTGCGTCTGGATGTCGACAGGAGCCTCGGTATAGGCGGCCAGATTCCAGTATTGCTTCGGCCCAGGGCTGGGCTGAGCGAGCCGATCCACCCAACCCTCGTCCAGTGCTTCCTGCGCGGTGAACCAGCTTTCGGCATCCATCCACTGTGCAATGCGTTGTGCGCTCTGGCCGGTGCGTCGCTGGTAATCGGCGACGATGCTGGCATCGATCTTCTCCAGCGTCAGGGCCATCTCCAGTAGGTCATGGCGGTTGCCGATAACCACACCCCAAGCGTTGTGGATCATCAGGAATGCGCCCTCGCTGATCTCAACTTCATCAGCGGCCAGGGCTACATACGAAGCTGCCGAGGCGGCGATCCCGTCGATATGGGCAATGATGCGTGCCGGATGCTCACGAAGTGCGGTGACAATTGCCCGAGCATCGAACACATCGCCGCCTGGAGAGTTGATGCGCAAATGAATGACCGGCGTCTCAATCGCGGCCAGGTCCTGCACAAACTGAGCGGCAGAGACCCCTCCCCAGGCATCGGCTCCGATTACATCGTAGAGCCAGAGGGTGGTCTCATTCGCAGTGGTCTGGCAGCGGTAGTGACGGGGCGTCTGCGCATTGTCATTCAGCAGTTGTTGAAGGCGGTTCATGGGTTTCACGTGTGGCTGAGGCATTGCTGAAGTCCTTGGGTTGAGCCAGTTGGTCGCCACCGGCCAGCGGTGGTAGATTTTCCAGACGCCGTACCTCGTTGGGCGTCATCCACGCTGGATTCTGTGTACCGCCCAGAGCGCGGGTGTAGTAGTCGGCACGTGCTTTGGAGTCGCCGCGCAAGAGTCCTTCAACGTTGAACTCGACGAACAGGCGCTCAGTACGGAAGCACTTGCGATTGATTTCCTGCTCGATGCGGTTCAGGTGCGGCGCCAGCGTGTATTGCACAAAGCCGATGCCTTGCTGTTCGATACCTGAGCCCCAGGAGGTGGATTTGTCGGTTTCCCCGATCATGTGCGGAGGCACACCGAAGGCTCGGGCAATGTCGGCCACCTGAAAGCGGCGAGCCTCGATCAACTGCGAGTCCTGCGCCGACAGCGTGACTTCTTTCAGGTCGGTACCTTCGGTCAATACGATGGGCAGGCTGCTGTTGTGCGCGCCGCCATACTTGTTGGCCCAGATGCGGCGCAGGTTGTCGATCTGCTCCTGAGTCATCTTGCCGGGCACTTTGAGCGCCACATCCGGGTGGGCACCGCTGGCGAAGAAGCGAGAGCTGAAACTTTCAGCCGCCAGGGCCAAACCGATGGCCTCGCGTGCAGCGTGGCGGATGACGCTCATGCCGCGCGTGCCATCGAAGCCGAAGCCCGGAATGTGCAGGATGTCGTCCTGGTCGCGCCCGAGCCAGATGCCGTCGCGGCAAAATTCGTAACGCAGGCGGTTGTTGATCTGGCGCACAGCCACGGCGCGACTGTCTAGAGGAATCAGCTGGCGAATGCTGCCGCCACGTCCCCGTTCAATTTCCGCCAGCGCGTCTCCTGTGAGCAGCATCTGCGCGACTAGGTATTCCCAGAACACCGCCGCTGAAACGCTCGGACAAGGCTGTTCATTGAGCAACCACCACAGGTCGTTGCGCACACGTTGACGCCCCTCGTCCTGGCGCTGATACACCGACAGCGGCAGGCTGGCGATGGCCCCGGCGATCAGCCGCACGCAAGCGTAGACGGCGGTGACACGCATCGCTGATGCTTCATTGACGGAGACGCCGGAGGCTGACGGTATACTCGCGAGCAACTCATAGAGCTCGGCGCTATCGAGCGTCAGTGCGTTATCGACGGCCGGTTGGGGGGGTGTTCGTCGGAATAGGCGATCCCAAGTGCTTCGCAGACTCATAGTGCAACGAACCCCTGTTCGATAAAACCGCTGTCACCGCTGTCCAGAAGCAGGCGGTTGAGTGCCATCAGCACCGCAATGACGCCATCGATCTTGTTTTCCGGACGCTCTTTGCGTGGATAGATGTTGTCCTTGGCGTCGCGGTGGCAGACGACGTTACTGACCATCCAGGTCAGAACCGGATCGTTGTCGAAAGTGAACTTGGCCTGCAGAACAAGTGCTTCGAGCTGCTTCATCGGCTCCGAAAAATTCAGTACAGTCGGGCGCACCTCGATCATCGGCAGACCCTCGGCCAACATCCGGGTGGAGAACTGTGTGGCCTGGAAAGGATCGAAGGCCACCGCCTTGACTTCGAAACGGGTAGCCCAGTCCAGCAACTCGGCTTCGATCATGGAAAAATCTGTGACGTTGCCGGGTGTTGCCAGCAGGCGACCGCTGTTCATCCAGCCTTGGTACTGGCTGTTGGCCGCTGAGAACACGGTGTCTTCCGGCAGGAAGTGGCGTACAAAGGCGATCGCTTTCCCTTCACGCTCGAACACGATGGCCATCGACGCGATATCCACCTTGCTGGCTAGATCGATACCGATCCAGCACGGCTCTCCTGCGAAATCCTCCAGGCATAAGCTGCTGTCCGCGCAGCGTTCCCACGCCCGAATATCCATCCAGGCGGTGTCGGTGCTGACCCAATCGTTGCAGTGTTTGGTACGAAAGTTATTGGTGGCCGAAGGCAGTTGCAGTGCCTTGGCCTGCAGCGGCCCGATGACTTCAGGCCGTACCGAAATGTTCCAGTTGGGATTGGCTTTAATCAGGGCTTCTTCAGTGCCCCAATCGTCGCCCTCGTCCAGACCGTAGATAATGCCGAACTGGCTGTCGTCTGCGACCAGACCGTCGAGCAGCCGGGTGACGAAAGTACGCACCTCGTAGCAGATGCCTGCGCGATCCGATCCCGCCGTGGTGATGACCCACAGCAGGGAGTTGTCGCGCTTGCCGGTGCCGGTCTCGACCACGTCATACACCGTGCGGGTCTTGTGGGCGTGCAGCTCATCAATGCAGCCAAAGTGGATGTTCAAGCCATCTAGGGTGGAGCCTTCGGCAGACAGCGCCTCGAACTTGGAGGCGGTGTTGATGACATGGATGTTGTGCGCGCCCACGGTGACGCCATAGCGCGCCCGAAACCCGGGCGACTTGCGTGCCATCTGCTGGGCATCGCCAAAGACGATGCGCGCCTGATCGCGGGTGGTGGCCAGCGAATAGCACTCGGCACCACCCTCGCCGTCGGCGGTAAGCATGTACAGTCCGACCGCCGAGGACAGCGTGGATTTGGCGTTGCCGCGTGGCACTTCGATATAGGCGCGCCGAAAACGTCTGCGTCCGTCCTTGCGGACCCAACCGAATACCGTGGTAAGGATGAACACTTGCCAAGGCTCCAGCTCAATGGCCTGACCAGCCAGCGGCCCCTTGATGTGGGGCAGCAGCTCGATGAACGCGCACAGATTGTCTCCGGGGCGGAATTTGCGCCCCTGCGTGTCCTGGAGAATGGGGTTGAAGCGAAACGGGCTGCCCCGGCCCTTGAAACGGGCCAGGTCATCCAGTTGCCGTTGGCAGGCTTTACGAACCCACTGGTTGGCAGGTACGTCCCCGGCAACGACCGATTGCGCATACTGTCGGGCGATGGTGGCGTAGTTGCGTCGAGCCATGGTCAGCCGCCCGCGATGTCGTGCCAGGGGTCGTCGATTGTGGTGTTGCGCTTGACCACGACCCGCGAGCGTGAGGCAGGCGTAAAACCCATCTCGGCGGCAGCCTTGAGCATGATCTGAGCTTGCCGGTTCACGATTGCCAGAAAGGGCGACTGCATCGGCACGCCGGTATTGGGAGCCTTGATCAACATCCCGGTGCGCGCGAGCTTTTCGCTGGCTTCTTGATACAGATCGAAGGCGATGACCCAGACACTGAAAACGGATGCATCGACGTCCTTGAGAAGGCCCGGAGGAGATAGTTCGACCACCTCCGACCAAGTTGCCTTCTGGCGTTCGGTCATCCAGACAGGGGGCGCAGCAAGGTCGGCCCCTGGTTGCGGCTCGTGGGCGTTGAGTGCCCGTTTGCCGGGGTTTCCAGAGATCAGTTTCAAAGCTGTGGGTTTTGGTTTTCGGCCTCGCATGGCATGAGGACCCCCCCTATGTCAATTTCGCGGAAACAAAAAAATGAGGTGGCGCGCGGACACGGGCGCGGCGGCCCCAGACTTCGCCTCCCCCCGACCCCGAGGGGTTTCAAAGGTCAGCGGCGCGGGTTGCCGAAGCCGCCGTCCTCGCGGGCGGTCTTGGCCGCGTGGCAGGAGGCGCACAGCGGCTGCAGGTTGCTGCGCTCGTTGTTCATGGCGTTGCCGTCGGCGTGGTCAACGACTGTGGCCAACCCCACCCGACCCTCGCGCTCGCAATGCACACACAGAGGTTGCTCGCGCAAGACCTCGGCACGCAGCGCCCGCCAGCGCGGATCACCGGTGTGCCAGGCCCGTCGACTCTGACGTGCCTTGGCGCGGGCGGTGTTGTCCCACTGGCGCAGATCGTTCCGGTGACGCGGGCAGTAGCCACGGCCGTCCTCTACCAGCGCGGCGCAACCGGGATGGCGACAGGGCAAGGGAGCAGACCGGGGCATGGAATCTTTGTTGCGTGAAGGTCGGCAGAACGCTTGGCTTGGAGCGGGAACAGCGCGTTCATCACGTCACGACAACCACATTCCGAAAGGAACTCGCCATGAACCAGATCGACACCATCCTCACCCTGATCGCCCAGAAGCATCTCGGCATCGAAACCCTGCAGACACGCAGTTCAGACCGCCTCGACTTCCACGACACGGCGGTGTGGTGCATCCGGGACGCGCTGGAAGCAGCCTTCAAAGCGGGCGTCGAAATCGGCGCATCGAGCCCGAAGACCGCGGAAGCGGAAATCGCCAGGGACTGTTCGGAAAGCCGCCAAACCAAGCAGAAAGCGCTTGGCTTCACTCCTGAACAGCGCGTTCATCACATCGTCATCCACCACCCCCGAAGGAGCAGACCATGACCAGCACCCAACTCACCCCGGCCCAGCACGCCATCCTCGCCAAGGCCATCAACACCAGCGGCGGCAAGATCGAATGGTTCCCCGACAACATCAAAGGCGGCGCACGTAAGAAGGTGCTCGACGGGATGTTCAACCGCGCCTTGATCACCACCGACGGCACCGACTGGTTCGTCGCCGCCGAGGGCTACGACGCACTGGGAATGTCGCGCCCCGGCGTGAACAAGACAGGCATCGGTCAATTCGAAGCCAATCTCGACCAGATCATCGCCAATGCTGAAGGCGGGCCAGCCGCCGCGAGCGATCCCGAACTGGAAGCCGCCGTAACCGCCGCCGAAGCAACGTGGGCCAAGCCGCGCACCCGCGACAACAGCAAGCAAGCCGAAGTGATCCGGATGCTGCAACGCCCCGAAGGCGCAACCATCGGCCAGATCTGCACAGCCACCGGTTGGCAGGCACACACAGTGCGCGGCACCTTTGCCGGGGCGTTCAAGAAGAAGCTGGGCCTGACCATCGTGTCGGAAAAGCCGCAGGGCGGCGAGCGGGTGTACCGGATCGCCCTCACTTGAAAAGCGACTAACCGCCGCCATATCGCCGTCAAGGCGATATCCCGACAAAGGACACTCAATGAAAACCGAAGAATTCAACAAATGCCGACAGTTCCTTGAAGATCAACTATCCAATAACTTGGACAACAAGGAGCTACTTGCGGCTTACGTGAGACTGATTGAGCTCAAAAGCCAGTATGACACGGCCACCGACAAGGCACTTATTGAGAAAGAAATTCGGGAAGCCGAATTGAATACCCAGTTCCGGACTACTGCCTACACAAGCGATACGGATCTGAATAAAGCAATGCACCGTAACAATACAGACTACAACATGGCCTGGAATGCCCAGCAGGCAGAGAATTCCCGTCACTACCAATCGACTCAGGCAGCTGTCTTTAATCAAGCCATGGGTAACGGTTATCAGCCATGGGGGCAACCAGGACAAGGGCAACTACCCCAGCAGCCGGGGTCTTACTAATCACGATTAGACCCCAGGAAACCTGAAACGACATCGAACAGCAGACCATCCGCCTCGCGGGTGGCCTGCTTGCCGGTGAAGTCCTCCCACCGGCGCACGATCACGTCCACGTACTTCGGGTCGAGTTCGATCAGTCGCGCAGAGCGGCCTGACTTCTCGGCAGCAATCAGCGTGGTTCCAGAGCCACCGAACGGGTCGAGAACCACGTTGCCGGGTCGGCTCGAATTGCGGATAGCACGCTCGACCAACTCCACCGGCTTCATCGTCGGGTGCAGGTCGTTCTTCTGCGGCTTCTTGATGTTCCAGACGTCCCCCTGGTCGCGGTCACCACACCAGTGGCGTGTCGCCCCCTCGGGCCATCCGTAGAGGATCGGCTCGTACTGGCGCTGGTAGTCGGCGCGCCCCAGGGTGAAGGTGTTCTTGGCCCAGATGATGAAGGTCGACCATTTGCCACCGGCGGCGCGGAAGGCGGCCTGCAGCACATCCAGTTCGCTGGAGGACATCGCCACATAGATACCGCCCCGGCAATGCCTGACGGTGGGCGTCAGCGCTGCCAGCAGGAAGTCGTAGAAGCCGTCACCCAGGTTGTCGTTCAGGATCGCGCGATCCTTGCCGCGCATCTTGTCCTTGGCGCTGTTGGCGTAGTTCACGTTATACGGCGGGTCGGTGAAGACCATGTCCGCCAGGTCGCCCTGCATCAACCGCTCGTAGCTCTCGGCCACGGTCGAGTCGCCGCACAGCAGTCGGTGCTGGCCCATGATCCAGACATCGCCCGGACGCGAGATGGGTGTCTCGCTGACCTCGGGCACCGCATCCTCATCCGTCTGACCCTCGTTGTCCGGCTCGTCGCCTGCGATCAGTTCGGCCAGTGCATCGGCGTCGAAGCCGGTGATGTCCAGATCGAAACCATCGAGCTGCAAGGCTTCCAGTTCGATCCGCAGCATCGCGTCGTCCCAGCCCGCGTTCTCGGCGATGCGGTTGTCCGCAATGACCAAGGCCCGGCGCTGCGTCTGGCTCAGATGTTCGAGCACCACGACAGGCACCCGCTCCAGCCCGAGCTTCTGGGCGGCGGCGAGACGACCGTGGCCAGCGACGATGATGCCGTCGCTGCCTGCCAGGATCGGATTGGTGAATCCGAACTCCGCGATGCTGGCGGCGATCTGCGCCACCTGCTCCTCGGAATGGGTGCGCGCGTTGCGGGCGTAGGGCAGCAACTTGGCGGTCGGCCACTGTTCGATCTTGTCGGCCAGCCAGTTCATGCCACCACCTCGGCATCAGGGGTGGTGGCGCGCTCAGCGGCGACCTGCTCGAAGGACTGACCGGTGTCGATCAAGGTGACCGGTATGCCGGGGTGGTTCTGCTGGAACCGCTTGATGGCCACGTCTACGTACTGCGGGGCGATTTCCACGCTGCGGCAGATCCGACCGGTGCGCTCGGCTGCCAGCATCGTTGTGCCGCTGCCGCCGAAGGGTTCGAACACGATGTCGCCCGCGTCGGTGTAGGCCTCGATGCCGAACTCCGGCAGCGCCACCGGAAACACGGCCGGGTGGTCAATGTCCTGCCCGATCTTGCCCTTGTGGCGCATCACGCGGATCACCGAGTCGGGGATGCGGGTGTCCTGCGTCGGCAGGCCCTTGTGTGTCCAGCCACCCACTTCGCCGTCCTTGCCGCGCATCGCGGTGGACGAACCATCGGCGCGCAGGTGGGACTCCTGGCCCGCGTGCTTGCACGGCACGATCTTGTGGGGCTTGCGGCTCTCCCGGTTGAAGTGGAATACGAACTCAAAGCTCGGCGCGAAACGGCCCGCCCAGTCGCCGGGCATCCCCGGCCCCTGATCCCAGACGTACCACGCAAAGCGCCGCCAGCCCTGCTGGCGCATCCAAGATAGCCAACCGTCCCAATACGGGATCACCTCGTTGTCGCGGTGGATCAGGCCCAGGTTGACCAGCACCTGACCGTCGCCTGCCATCGGCAGGTGTGCGAACACGCCACGGAGCAGGCCATCCCAATCGGAGATGCCACCCGAGGTGTAGTCGCGCTGGTTGCCGTAGGGCGGCGAGGTGAAGCACAGGCGAGAGAGGTCACCCTGCATCAGCGCAGCGACCACGTTCCGGTCGGTGGCGTCGCCACAGATCAGGCGGTGCGGGCCAATTGCCCAGACATCGCCCGGCCGGGACACCGCCACGACGGGTGCTTCTGGCACGTCGTCAGCCGCGTCAGGCTCGTCGGCGTCGGACTCTGATTCATCATCTGCGACCGCCACCGCACTGGTGAGCATTGCCTCGATCTCGGCTTCCTCGAAGCCGGTCAGAGCGAGGTCGTATCCCGCATCGGACAACTCGGCCAGCTCCAAGGCCAGCATCTCTTCGTCCCAGCCTACATCCAGTGCCAGCCGGTTATCGGCAATCACCAGTGCCCGCTTTTGCGCGACGGTCAGGTGGGCCAGTTCGATCACCGGCACCTGATCCAGCCCCAGCTTGCGCGCAGCGGCCAAACGCCCGTGCCCGGCGATGATGCCGTTGTCGCCGTCGACCAGGATCGGATTCGTCCAGCCGTACTCGACGATGCTGGCCGCGATCTTGGCGATCTGGCTTTCGGCGTGCGTGCGCGGATTGCGGGCGTAGGGAATCAGCGCCTCGACCTTGCGGTACTCGACGTTGAGCGTGTTCAAAGTGGAAGTCCCAGAAAAAGAAAACCCGCCGACGGCGCATCGCAGGCGGGTTCGTAGTGTGAATGCGTGGGTTGGAAACGATGAAGGCCACAGATTGCTCTGCGGCCTTCGTGTGCCCAGTACGCGCAAGACTAGCCGTAATACTAGCGAAAAATCCTCGCTATGTTGCGCACTGAAAAATGATCAAAACCGGCATCGATACGCAACGGTCGGCATGATGCCGTGATAGCTTGCAACTACACGCAAAATCAATGTTCGCTGATTGCCGACTGAGGTGCAGTCGTGGTTTGCAGTTGCTCGACAACAGCTGACAATGCCTTCTGCCAGCGACGCCAGGCGGTGGTGCGGTTGCAGCCAAAGCGGTGGCAGATTACTTTCCACGGATAGCGTTGTGCCCGCATCCACACAAGGTGGCGCTGCTCTTCCTCCAGCCATTGCACCCAGCGTATGGTCTCCAGCATTCGGTCTATAGCAGCTGGGGCGGGAGGGAAGCGATAAATCGGCGGCTCAGCACCGAGGTTTTCCCAGGGCATGCGTTTGATTGCGGGCCAGCAGTTGAAGTACCCCTGAACCCGAACCGGAGGAAGGCGGTGGGCAGTTTGTGCGGCTTCGCTGAACCGGTCTGCCACTTTCTCGATAGTCCACTCAGCCATGCTGACACTCCTGCGTTTCGATGACCCAGTACAACAGCGCAAGGGCATCGGCTTCGTTATCATCGCGGGGGGCGTGGCCGCGCAGCTGCATAGCAGCAATCATCTGATCCTTGTTCGCGTTGCCCTTGCCGGTGGCGTGCTTCTTGATCGTGCCCACCGGAACGCCCTGGTACGGGATCTGGTGGTGTTCGCACCACGCGGTGAGCTGGCCCATGAAGCCGCCGTAGGCGTGGGCGGCGTCGATACCGGCGTGGCGGCGGACTTCTTCGAAGACCACCTGGTCGATGCCATCGGTGCACTGCTTGAGGTCGGTGAGCCAGCGCTTGAAGCGCAGGTAGCGCATGCCGCCACCCTCAAATCGCTGCGGCTTGAAGGATTCCGTTCCGCTGGTCACGGCGCCGTCGCGATCGCGTACTGCCCAGCCAGTCTCGGTGCCAAGGTCCAGTGCCAGGATCGAGGGCACGGATGGCCGCCGATGATCTGAGCCCGGGTGGCCGACAAGTCCCCGACGTAGGGTAGAGGGACCTTTTGGTCCCTCTCCTACGTAGTAGGAGGGGGAGTTTTCGCCAACTGGAGAAAGGGAAAAGGTCCAGCAACGGCGCGGGTTTACGCCAGTTGGCAAGTTGGCAGCGATGCCAACTGCCAACTGCGGGTCATTCCCTGCAATGCCTGGATCTGACTGGACTTCCAGTTGGCAGGGGTTTGCCAACAGCGGGTAGTTGGCAAGGAAAGGAGTGCAGTTGGCAACGGCACTGCCAACTGCCGATTGGGCAATAATCATGGGGCCTCCGGATCGTTCAGTTCATCGTGGTAGACCCACACGTCTGGGTTCTCGACGGGCATCGAGGCGCCAGAATGCGGGCACTTGTAGTGGGTGGGGAGCACGGTGTGCTCGCGCATGAGCAACTCGCCTGTGCAGGGATCGGGATCGCCACTGGGGGTGCACAGCACCATGCCTTCGACGCAGAGATAGCCGAACTTGGTGCGGCCGCTGGAGGGCAGACCGTAGTCAGCCGCGTTGCGGAAATACTTGATGTAGCCCTGTGTGGAGAGTGCCGAGATCCGTTCGCGGATAGTGCGCCCGCCGCCGAGTCCGGCTTTACCCTCGAATGACTCAGCGAACTGATTAGCCGTGTAGCAACGTCCGCTTCCCGCTTCCTCGAACAAGATCTGCAGGATTGCATCGCGCTTGCGTCGGCGCTCGGCATCCAGGCGTTCGCCGTAGTCTTTCATCACCAGTCGTTCGTTGGCCTCAACTTCGCGCCATTCGCCATTGATCTTGTCGACATGTCGCTGCGGGATACCGGCACCGTTGCGTAGTTCATAAATTAGCTGGCGGATCGTGCGAGTTTCATCGGGCCGGAACAGCAGCATCCCCGTCGAGTAGTAGCCGCGCAGACTGCCCGCGCCTGCCAATGCTTGGAACGGGTCTTCCTCGAACTGCTTCTTGCCGAGCTTTTTGGTGTGATGGGCCAGGATGATTCCGGCATCCGGATTCACCGCCTGACGGATTCGCTCGACCCGCTGCGACAGGAAGAACAACATGGCGCCGTTGTCGTTCTCACCACCGGCATCGCCGCCGTCGAACACGTTGCGGATGGGATCGATGGCGATGATGTCAGGGGGTGCGCCACCGAACGCATTAGTGATCGCTGGGATCACCTGTGCCAGCCCCGCGTCGTCCAACACCAGACGCAGTTGTGGTGTGGCCACGAAGTTTTCGCGGGCATCCAACAGCCGGTGGGACGGCAGACGGACATCTTTCACGCGCTCGCGCAGGTAGTGGTACTGCACTTCTGCCTGCAGGTAGAACACCCGCAGAGGGCGAGGTGGCTGCATACCGAGGAAGGTTGCGCCAGCGGCCATGTGGGCCAGCCATGACAACAGGAAGTCACTCTTGCCGACCTTGGGCGCACCGCCGAACACCAACATGCCTGCGGGCGTCAGCACGCGCGGCGAGATCAGATCGGGTGGCAGCGGCGAGTCGTCGTAGAGCAGTTCGCCGAGCGTGAAGGTGGGAAGGGAGGGAGCCGCCGCCCTGACCACGCGGCGTTCGCCTTGGGCGATGAATGCCGCGCAGTCGAGCCCTTCGTCGACAGCGTCTGCGGCGTCCCACTTGGACGGCTTGTCGGTGGGCGGCACCAGGATGGCCACTGATGTGCTGCCCGCTGCCACGCAAGCACGCGCTGCGCTCTCGGCGTAGTCCCAGCCGGGTGCATCCCGGTCCGGCCAGATGACCACGGATTTCCCCGCCAACGGATGCCAGTCGGTTTTGTCGACAGGTGCCTTGGCGCCGTTCATCGCGGTGGTGGCCGCAATGCCGCAAGCGATTAATGCAGCCGCACACTTCTCGCCTTCGACCAGGACGACCTCTCGTGTCCTCGAGATGACCGGGAGGTTGTAGAGCGGCCTGGGGTCGGGCGCGCGCCACATGCGGGCACGAACATCCCAGGGGCGGTACTCCTTGCCCGTCGGTGGGTCGTAGCGGTAGACGCAGGCGATCAGTTCGCCCTCGGGTGAGAGATAGTCCCACTTGGCGGTGTAAGCGCCGAGGTCGTCCATCGGCACGCTGCGAACATCGCGGCGCATCGGCGTGATGTTCGGTGTAGCAAGACCGAGCCACTGTCGGATCTCGCCAGCGATGCGCGGGAAGTCGCTGCGTGCGGAGCAACCCTGCGACCGCGCCCACAGATCGATGACATCGCCGCCCTCGTCGGTGGAGAAGTCCTTCCACAGGCCGCGCCGTGGTCCGTCCAGCTCAACCACCAGACTCTTGCCAGGGTTGCCATCGACATCGCCGACGTAGAACTTGCCGCCTCGGATGCGCCCCTGCGGAAATAGGTAGTGGAGAACGGCTTCGAGCCGGTCCAGTAGCCCGGCACGCAGCGCATCGGTATCCGATGCCAGTTCGTCGCGCTGCTCGGGGGCGTCATTGAAGTCGAGCCAGATGATGTTCTCGGCCATCATGTCGAACCCCAACAGCGATCCTGCCAGGGGCAGAACTTGCACTCGACATGCGTTGGCGTGGTTGCATGGCGCGGCAGCAGTTCCTGGCTATCCGTTGCCGTGATGACCCGAACCGCGCGATCGGACATACGCTGCGCCAGGCCGCCGTCGAACGGCACCAGCTCGAACCAGATCTCCTCGGAGTCTTTATTGATGGCGGTGAACAACGCCGGGTTCGCAGAGATGCCCGTAATGCTGGTCTCCATGTAGGCCTGATAGATGGCCATTTGTGCGGCATAGACCGGTTTGGATTTGCTGACGCCGTGCTTGACCGTGTCCCGCCAGGACTGGTCGTTCATGGTCTTGCACTCCCACAGGGCCGGATAGCTCATTCCTAGCTCTGCGGGACCGCCGCTCAGCACGCCATCGACGTGCCCTTGGATGCGACCGCCCGCGACGGAAAAGCCGAACTGACCGCCGCTGGCCTTTTGCGTGTACAAATCGAATCTGGCCATGCGTAGCCAGCGGATGGCCAACTCTTCGAGTACGTGGCCTACCTCGAAGACGCGCAGAACGCGACCCGGTATGTCCCGGCCAGGATCGACCGGTGTCTGCAGATACTCGTATTGCAGCGCACGTTCGCAGGCAACGCCCAACCGCGACGCGCCGAGGTAGTTGCGCCGGGGTTGGGTGTCACGCTCGGCCCTCAGCGCGGTATCGATGAGCGCGCCGATCTGCTCGTGGATCTTGGGGCGGTGATTGAAGTCCAGCATCAGAACGGCACCCCTGTCGAAGTAGACTTGCCTTGGCGGGCTAGTCGCTCCTCAAGAAAAGCGCGGTCCTTCTCCGCCTTCCGCTCGTGCTCGACGAGCATGTGTTCCTGGAAGGCGGTCACCACCACGTCGATCAGCATCAGCACTTCGTCTTTGCTGTAGTCTGCCAGCGGGCGCTGCATACCGATGGAGCCCACATACTCACCCAGCGGGGCCAGGCAGGACGCCATGGCAGTCAGCTCCATGTCACTCGGGTCGATCATGTGACCTCCGGTCTTTTCCATCAGCCGTGAAAAGGCGTTCTGGCAGCGCATGGAGCAGAACACCCATCGGTTCGAATAGCGCCGTGGGTCGCTGCACGGCAGACGTGGATTGAAGTAGCCGAAACCCTTGGCCTGTCGGGAGCAGACTGCACATTTCACGCGGCCTCCCGATGGGCATCGTTGGCGGCTATCACGAGGCGCTGAATCGACGGTTTGTTGAACTGGAAGGACAGCAGCGCCGAGGCTTGATAGCGGGTCATGCCAAAGTCAGCGCGCATCGCCTGTGGCAGATACTGCAGTTGCTTCGCAGTCGGCGGTTCGTTGAGCCAGCGCCGAGTCTTGTGTGCGGAGTCAGCGGACTCTCGATCGTTGAGCCAGTCATCGGCTTTGGCCATGCAGACGGTGCGATCGCCGACTGCCAGCAAGCGCGGCTGCACGTCCTTGCCACCGCCTACTGCATGCCAGCGGCCATTCAGGAAGAACACTCCACCCCAGGCGTTGAAGCCGGTCGCCATCAGCGCGTCGTCATAACCGAATAGATCGCACCAGCGGAAGTTGGAGCGTTTGAGCAGGTCGATTTCGGTCATCACGAAATCGGCCAGAGCTTCGCCTTCCTCCGAGGGTTCGCTCTCCCACACGAAGCCGCACAGCGGGCACTCTCGGCAGCCTAGCGGGACACTGGCGTCGCAGGATGGGCAGTCCTTGGTGGGCGCCTCCCCACAGTGTTGAGTTCCGTCAAGATTGACCTCTTGCTCCAGAGAACCGTGCATCAGTGTCGCGGTGCCGAAGTCCAGTACCACGCAGTCGGTCTTGACCACGCCAGGGTGTTCGGCGGGGTCAATGGTGCGCAGACCGCGACCGATCATTTGGGTTAGCGTCGACTTGTGTGAGCTGGGTCGAAGTAGAACCACGCAGGAGGTAGGGGTGAAGTCGTAGCCTTCGGTCAGTACAGCTACATTGACCACGACCTGCGCGCTGCCGGTTTCGTAATCGGCCAGACGTGCTTTTCGCTCTGCGTCCGAGAGCTCTCCGTGGACGATGACAGCGGACACCCCGGCATCCTGGAATGCCTGGTGCACACACTGGGCATGGGCCACGGTCGAACAGAACACGATCGTCTTGCGGTCACCGGCCTTTGCTCGCCAATGGCGAATCACCGCATCGGTGATGGGCGTTTTGTTGAGAATGGACTCAACTTCGGTCATGTCGAAGTCGGTAGCCGTGCGACGTACATGGGCTAACTGCTCTTGCCCCCCGACATCAATGACGAAGGTACGTGGTGGCACGAGATGACCGGATGCGATCAGCTCACCGAGCGTGATCTGATCGGCGACGTTGCTGAATACCTTCCGCAATCCTTTGCCGTCACTGCGGGTTGGGGTTGCCGTCACCCCGAAGATCTGGACGCGTGGATTTTTGTCCCGCACCCGGTCAATCACACGACGGTACGACGCCGAGGCGGCGTGATGGGCTTCATCAATTACGAGCAGATCAAGGGTCGGGATCGCGGCGAGATGATTGTCACGCGATAGCGTTTGCACCATTGCAAAGGTGGCGCGTCCGGCCCAGGATTTGTCCTTGGCGTCGAACACCGAGGTGCTGACGCCAGGGTTGACCCGCGCGAACTTGGTCAGGTTCTGACCGGTGAGCTCGTCGCGGTGAGCGAGAATGCAGGCTTTGGCATCTGGGTTGGTCAACACGCTGCCGGTCACCGCCGACAGCATGATGGTTTTACCTGACCCGGTGGGGCCAATAGACAGCGTGTTGCCATGCTGGTCGAGCGCCGCCAACGAACGCTCGACCAGTTGGGTTTGACGGGGGCGAAGTATCATGGCGGCGTCCCCTTACTGAGCCCAGCTGGGACGGCTCGGTGCGGTTGCGCGGCCTGTAGCCTCGGCATACGCATTCGATCCGTTTGTCGAGGAGTTTGCTGGAGTCGTGGCTGCTTGTGCCCCAGCCATGAGTGCCGCGTAATCCTTATGATCGGGCGTGATCGCCGTCTTGATGACGTTCTTATCCTGGCCGTTCTGGTCTTTTTCCCAATCGACCTTGCCGAGGAACTCGATTCCGTCCAGGTCTACAAAGCCACTGATGCGGCGGGCGTTCTGTGCGGTGGGGCTGTTGTCGCCCGGGTGTACGCCACGCGCCGAATTAAGGATTGCCTTGATGAAGGTGCGGCCCATGTTGGCCCACTCCGGGCCCTTGGCACTGTGCAGGCCGATCAGTGACCACATCTTGCGTCGGGCGAACTCACCCTCCATCACCACGAACTCGCAGTTCAGGTACACCGAGCCGGTGTTATCGTTACGGGTCGCATAGCCGCCGGTCCATCCCTGCGACGGATCATCGAACCCGCCCGGTTTGATGGTCATGCGCACGCGTACCAGCGTGCCTTTGGGAATCAGGTCGAAGGAGGTTTGTTCGGGGGCGGAATTGAAATCGAAGTAACTCATGATCAGGACTCCTGAGTCGAAGTGGATTCGGGGGTGGAGGCAGGCGCCGGGCGTGCAAAGTCGAGCCGTTCGGTGGCGGGTCTGACGGGGCCAGCGATCTTTTGCATCAGGCGGCCCAAGTCCGGCTCTTCGATCGAATCGAGCCGTCCGGAGCGATCCTTGGCGGGGTAGCCCCATGCGTTCAGCGTGTGGCAGACGAAGGCGCGGTAGCTGGTGCCGTCATCGGCCTTGAGCTCGGCCAGGGTGACGACTTCATCGACGATGCCGGGCAGCTCGAGGCCAGTCTTGGATCCATCGATCTGCAGTGAGAACACCCGGCGATTGAAGTCATCCAAGCGCTCGTCGAGGATGCCGACGAACCAGACGTTCTTGCCACGCGTGTGTTGTAGGTGAGTCAGCCAGGCGATCATCTCCTGGCCCATCAGCCCGTATGCGCCTCGGCTATCGGGTTTGCCGGTTTTCTCCGAGTAGGCTTGCGGCTGCCCTTTGCACCATTGCAGGCAAAGTCGACCCGCGACGGTGATCGAATCGACGAATACCGTTTCGTATTTGTCCAGAAGTGACGGGTCACCGAAGCGCGCGCATACGGCATCAAAGTGGGCCTGGCTGAACGGCTGCTCATCGCGCAAAGCGGGGTTTGGCCCGCCGATAAAGACCGCGAAATCACGACACTCCTGCCAGGTACGCGGGCGGATTGTGTCGCCAGCCCAGCCCTCGACAGCCAAATCTCCAGCTTCAAGATCAAAGAACAAGGTCGCGGTGGGCTTCAGCGTCCAGAGTTGCGAGGTCTTGCCGATACCGCTCTTGCCGACGAGCACGCCTTTCACGCCTCGGTGCTCGACCAATCGCTGATCTGCAGTAATGATGGGGAGGCTCATTTACTGTCCTCCTCGGTGCTGATGTTCGCGAACGCGTTAGCTACGGTGGTCATGCCGAGGGCGCCACGCCTGCGGGCCATTTCATACAAGTCGCGCAGACCACTCAGGCGCCGATGGATAACGCGGACTTCGGACTCCAGACCTTGGATCGCGAACGCTATGTCATCGATGGTGGCGTCCTCGAGGCGACGCATTATTTCGTCGGGACGGTTGCCATCCAGCGCTGGGATTAGAATGGTTTCAGGTAGATCCCGGAGATACATCTCCGGCTGTTTGCGAAGCAGTTCGAGCAGGGTAAGCTTGGTTTGCATGGCGATTACTCCTGTAGCAGCGCGAGACGAAAGCCCGACTTGCCGGTTTTGATGGTACGTGCGGGGGCGAATGCACTCTTGAGCGACTCCGGCCACGCGTTGAACTTGGTTTCGGAGACGCGGTATCTGATCTCGACGTACTCGGCGGGATCGTCACCGTTAGCTGCGATACGTTGGGTAATCTCGGCAAGGCGCTTCTGATCCCAATCGATCTTCTTGGGCAGATCGGCGGTGATGCGGACGTTCCCGTCGTCGAAGTGGACGACGCCGGTGTCTTTGCCTGCGGCCAGGCGCAGCTGATGCGCCTGATCGGCGTACTTGAGCTCCAGCGCATGATCAATATGTGCAGTGATGGCTTTGGCGAGTGCGAGAAAGTCGGCTGCGTCGTTCTTGAGCCGAAACAGTGATTCGCCACTCAGTTCCGCAAGGTCGCCGGTCGGGGTGGTCAGTACGTGGTCCGGGAAAAGGTGATTCACAGCGCACCTCCCGCATTGACACGTTCGGAGGTGCTCTTGCGCAGACTTTCGGCTTCGAACGCTTCAATGTCCTCAGCGCGATATACGACGCGGCCCTGCAATTTCAGAAATACCGGGCCGATGCCTTCGGAGCGCCAGCGTTCAAGCGTTGCTTCGCTGACTCCCCAACGGTCGGCCAGTTGGCCCTGATTCAGATGTTTGATACTCACGATGCGCTCCTTCTGGTTGTTGCGAATTCGTGAGCTCAGTTTCGAAGTTGGCGTGTACGGGCGTCTGCCGCCACCATGTACGGGCTGATGTACGGGCACAGCTTTTGAGGGGGAAAAGGGAGCCGAGAAAACAAAAAACCGCCCGAAGGCGGTTGTGTGTGGCTACGAATGGTGCTGGCCTATTCCAGTTTGATGCCGTATCCAGCGTCGTCATGCGCGATGTAATCACGCCACTGGGTGTTGCCACTGAAGATGCTCGCAACCCGCTTACCGCGCGCGGCCTCCCGCGACCCATGAGCAGCGACCAAGATATCCCCTGCAGAAACGCGGTGGCGCCCCTTGGCAAACTGCTCGGCCAGGTACTGCACCGCAGCGGCTTGCTTGGGACCGCTGACTTTCCAAGGCTCAATTGATCGGGTGGTGATGTGCAGCGTGCTGGTAAATTCATCGAACCTCACCGCAGGCGAGTGCTCGACGGTCTCTCCTGGTGGCGCAAGCAATAAGCGATGGAGCAAGTCGGTGTCGATTGTCGGGTTGGGGCTGTGTCGCGCTAACACACTGTCGAACGGGATGACCCGGTAGTTCCTGGGAGGGCGGATCACCGTAGGCAGCGGCGAACCCAGAGTGAAGATGAGACCCATATCTGGCAGGGCGGCTTGCTCAAAGTGCTGGAAGACATCAGCGACCCGTGTCGCGAAACCACGGACGAGCCAAACATCGAGATGGACTCGTCCGACGCGCGTCTTTCCGAGGTTCCAGAGAGAGCCATCGATGGCTGCTGCGGTGATACCGCGTCGTAGTGCCTGAGGGATGTCCAGAAGATCTGCCAGGTAGTTCAGAAACTTTTGGGCAGTGACAGCGCGGACGGCAACCGTTTCAGCTGCGATGTATTTCGTGCGGAAAGTTTCCGGGCAGCGGTACCGGTATTGCTCCGGATCATCGTCTTCCTCGATGTCCACCCAGATGGGCTCATCGCCACAAGGGGCCGGATAGCAAGCTGCGTAACCGACGCGCTCAGTCCAGGTGGACAAATCACTATTAGAAAGTGCGGCTTTGCGTCGCAAACTCCAGCCGGGCACACCGTACAGCCGCTGTCCATCGCCGTTGGCAATCGGCTGACCGGACTGCTCGAACAGATCGATCAGATCAAGCAGCGACGGTGTCGATAGGAGTTTTGACGCCATCCCCGATCTCCTTCACCAGATGCCATTTGGCCAGCAGGCGGTCGCACAGGACTCGATCTTTTTCCCGCTTAGTCTTGATATTGCAGTTGTTGTCGCCACGCAGGATGACGTTCACTGTACGGGCACGATCTTTCCCAATCTTTTTTAGTTTGATAGACAGTTTGGCGTAGGTCAGGTGATGGTCACTGAAGTCAAAGGTGGGGCCGATCAATGACTTGGCAGCCACATAGATGTCATCTACGTCCTTGGCCCGAATTTTCACCAAGAGCGAGCGGCCGTTGGCAGCGGTGTAACCAAGCTCGACAACCTTGACCGATGCCACTGCCGGTTCATCGGCAATATCAAAGTTTCTCGGTGCAGTGAGGCTTTGATAGTCATACTGCTTGAGCGGGATCTTCTCGCCAGTGATGGGTGACTGAAGCAGTGAGTCCGCTACCGTACGCGCGAGCGTTTCTCGGCCAGCCGTGTCTTTCGACAGCACCTCAAGGTGGCCATTCGCGGGTTCGTATGTGATGTGTGACGAGATGGCCCGAATCACTTCCTGGTGAACCAACTCGCTGTGTTGAACGTAGTCCTCAATCACCGGCGGACGGTTGTGGTGGATACTGATCTGATAAAGCTCTACGTCATCGCCGGTTTGCGTATCGGGCCGTAGCCGCCTGAAAATCTGCACGGCAACAGCGTCATTGGAGCATCCGAGTTGTTGTGCAACGGTTTGGTGGAATGCGGCCTTGGTCGCATCATCGTCCAATACTTCAAGGTTGGCGGGGGCCATGAAGCCGGAGTAGCAGGAAGTACTTTGCCGGAATACGTCGGCCTGTCGGGCGTTCAGAGCTTCCTCGAAGATCATGGGTTCATTAGTGTGCAGCCACAGCGCCCGTTGGTACTGGTTTGGGATTGCAGCGAATTCTTCCCGAGCAACTTCGTCGAAGATTTCCTCCTTGAAGCCGTCGATGACGTCCTGGCCTGGGCCGTCCGACAAGAGAACAATACGTTCAGCCACCTCTTCGATCTGTTGTCGTGCCCTCACCCCAATGGTGGCGAGAACTTCCTCCATTCGCGCACGCTGCTCTTTTTTTGGCTTCTTTTTTTCCGGTTCCGGCATGCTCAAGCGGAACTCGTCCACCATGAATGAGTGAAACACCTCGGGTGGCAGGTGGCTTAGGAGCTTGCTTAAGTTCTCTGCATCGTTCATCTACATACCCTCTTATGGGATCGTCGCTAGGGTTGGTATCTGCCCTTCCGGCCCCTTTTTCTTCGTATCGGGGTGTGCAGATTGATGTCGTTCGGTATGCCGAACAAATTCGATTGTCAGTGCTCATGATGGGTTTGTCAAGCAGGTACGAATTTGTTCGGCGTGGTGGTACTATTTGCGGCCTGATGCGAACATATGAGGAGAGATCGGTGCCATCACCCCTGGGGGACAAAATCCGTATGTTGCGGAAGCAAAAGAAGCTCAGCCTTGATCAGTTAGCCGAGAGGACGGACTCCAGCAAGAGCTACATCTGGGAGCTGGAGAACAAGGACGATCCGAAACCATCGGCTGAAAAAATTGGCAAAATCGCTGCTGTACTGGAAGTCACAGCGGAGTTCCTGCTGACCGAGGCAACGACCACACCCGATGAGGCGGTGGTCGATGAAGCCTTCTTCCGCAAGTACAAAACTATGTCGGAGCCGGACAAGAAGAAGATCCGCAAGATTCTCGATGCCTGGGACGACGAATGACGATTGTCAAAAAGCCCATGGCCGAGGCCAACCGCATCTCGGTCATGCTGAATACGGTATTCGGTGTGGAGCGCTTTCCGGTCAAGGTGGATGAGCTGGCGCTGGAGTATTCACGCCAGTGTTTTTCGGATTCACCGATTGCCAAGGTTCAGGGTGAAGACCTGGATGATTTCGACGGTCTGTTGAAAGCCAACAAGACACGTTCCAAGTGGCTAATCCTCTACAACAGTGCCACACCGTCAGAGGGGCGAAAACGCTTCACCATTGCGCATGAGTTCGGCCATTACATCCTGCACCGTCACCGGCAGAGCCTTTTCGAGTGTGGTGACGGTGACATTGAAACTGGCGACAACAACGGTCGTGACATCGAAGCTGAGGCGGATTTGTTCGCCTCGACCTTGCTGATGCCGTTGGATGACTTCAGGCGTCAGGTGGATAGGCAGCCAGTCAGCTTTGATCTGCTGGGCCATTGCGCCGATCGGTACGGGGTTTCCTTGACGGCTGCGGCCCTGCGTTGGGTAGAGATTGCACCTATGCGGGCGGTGCTGGTGGCGAGTCGGGACGACCATATGCTCTGGGCCAAGTCGAGCAAGTCGGCCCTGAAGTCTGGCGCTTACTTCGCGACCCGCAAGAACACTATCGAACTGCCTCACGACGCCCTCGCGCACAGTTTCAATGCTTTTGGAGGAGCTGATATCCAGACCGGGCACGCACAGTCGTGGTTTGCCAGTGAGCCTGCGGGTATGTCGGTCACGGAGATGACACGCGTCGCGGGTCAGTACGACTACACGCTGACACTGTTGTTGCTTCCGGAAGCCGAATGGCAGGGGGCACATCATGACGACGAAGAACCAGAGGAAGATACTTACGACCGTTTCATTCGCAACGGCCAGTTTCCTGTTAAATAGTCGGCGCTGACGCGCGGCTTTTCGTACTATCCCGCATTCGTCCGCAGGCGTTCGAAACGCCCTCATGGCGTTGGCGGTCCTTCATCCGGACAATTTCACTGTATGTGAGTTTGACGGAGAGGGTCGCTCCCAATGCACCAAATAAACCATTTACTACCAGAGCGGATGACGCCACAGCAGCGTCGCCATGAGGTCGCGTCGTTGCTGGCCCACGGCCTGGCGCGCCTGCGCATGACTAGCAAGGAGCAGTCCGCACCCAGTGCTGGAGAGGGCGAGTTTGAGCTTGGCTTCTCTGCTAACCAGCGCGTTCATACAGACCCCGTCAACAAGACCACTACGGAGTCGAAATGAGCATGCAAACACCCAAGTCTTCAATGCCACCTTCGGTGGCCGCACAAGTCGCCGGCTTGCCCGAGCTGTCAATGGCAGAGATCAGAGCGCTTTGGCAGCAACTGGTCGGTGGCGAAACGCCAACCCACAATCGCCAGTTTCTTGAGCGCCGTATCGCGTACAAGCTGCAAGAAGTAGCGTTTCGCAAGGTTGACGCCAACCTGCTGGATCGTAACCGGCGTCGCATCGCCTCTCTGGTTGAAACCGGGAAGGTGAGAAAGCGTGACCGTGATTACCGTCCGGCTGCTGGCACAGTGCTGGTTCGTGAATATAAGGGGGTCGAGTATCGCGTGATTACGACCGCCGACGGCCAGTACGACTTTCAGGGCCGGATGTTCCCCAGCCTCTCGATGATCGCTCGTGAGATCACCGGCATGCGCTGGTCGGGGCCGTTATTCTTTGGGCTCAGGCCGCCATCAAACGCCAGGACCAAGGCATCTTCGAAAAAGAGAGGTGGACAATGAGCGAGGTCCTGAAGCGCCGGATGCGCTGCGCGGTCTATACGCGAAAATCCACCGACGAGGGGCTGGACCAGGAATACAACTCCATTGATGCCCAGCGCGATGCGGGTCATGCCTACATCGCCAGTCAACGCTCCGAGGGCTGGATACCCGTAGCTGATGACTACGATGATCCGGCCTTCTCCGGCGGCAATATGGAGCGCCCAGCCCTCAAACGGATGATGGCGGACATCGAGGCGGGGATGATCGACGTGGTCGTTATCTACAAGATCGACCGCCTGACACGCAGCCTGACGGACTTTTCCAAGATGGTCGAGGTGTTCGAGCGCTACGGCGTATCCTTCGTGTCGGTCACCCAGCAGTTCAACACGACGACCTCTATGGGTCGGTTGATGCTGAACATCCTGCTGTCGTTTGCTCAGTTCGAACGCGAGGTCACCGGTGAGCGTATCCGCGACAAGATCGCGGCCAGCAAGCGTAAGGGTATGTGGATGGGAGGCATACCACCACTTGGATACGACGTGGCAAACCGCCGGTTGGTGCCCAATGAGCGCGAGGCCAAGCTGATTCGCCATATCTTTCAGCGTTTTGTTGAGCTTGGTTCCACGACGTTATTGGTTAAGGAGTTGAAGCTCGACGGTGTGACGTCAAAATCTTGGGTCACGAAGGAGGGCCGAACCAGAGAGGGCAGGCCGATCGATAAAGGCCACGTCTACAAAATTCTTGGCAATCGTACCTACCTTGGTGAGTTGAGACATAAAGATCAGTGGTTTCAAGCAGAGCATCTGCCCATCATCGACCAGGAGCTGTGGGACAGCGCTCGTGCGATTCTGGCCACCAACGGGCGGGTTCGCGGCAATGCAACACGCGCCAAGGTTCCCTATCTGCTCAAGGGCATCGTATTCGGCAATGATGGCCGAGCATTGTCGCCGTGGCATACCACCAAGAAGAATGGCCGTCGGTACCGCTACTATGTGCCCCAGCGCGATGCCAAAGAGCATGCGGGTGCCTCGGGCCTGCCGCGCCTGCCCGCAGCAGAGCTCGAGTCAGCGGTACTTGATCAACTGCGCGCGATCTTGCGAGCCCCAAACCTCTTGGGTGAGATGTTGCCGCAGGCGATCCAACTTGATCCGACCTTGGACGAAGCCAAGGTTACAGTGGCCATGACCCGGCTCGACATGATTTGGGATCAACTGTTCCCCGCCGAGCAGAGTCGGATCGTCAAGCTACTGGTGGAAAAGGTCATCGTGTCCCCCAACGATCTTGAAGTGCGGCTGCGCGCCAACGGCATCGAACGGCTGGTGTTGGAGCTTCGTCCAGAATCAGTAGATCAACAGCAGGAGGCAATGGCATGAGCGACATCCGCATTCAGAAGACCGGTGAGCCGGACATTGTTGAGGCGAGTGACGGAAGGCTGACCTTGTCCGTGCCGATTCAGATCAAACGCCGCAGTGGTCGAAAGCTGGTCACTTTGCCAAATGGTGAAACCGCACCGGTGAGGCCGTGGGACGTGACTCCGACGTCGGTGCAGCTGGCGTTGGCAAGGGGGCATCGCTGGCTGGCGATGCTCGAATCAGGCGAGGCAAAAACGCTGAAGGAGATCGCGGTGCGTGAGGGTATCGATAACAGCTACGTCAGCCGGATGGTCAACCTGACCACGCTGGCACCTGACATCGTGGCCGCCATCCTGGACGACACACTGCCGAACCATGTCACGTTGTTCGATCTGGCAGTTGATCCGCCAGCGCTGTGGGATGAGCAGCGGGCGAAGGTCGGACTATGA